CTTTTTTATGTACTATCAAGATTTTCGTGTTTCATGTTATATATTGTTTTAAATATTATATTTGCGCATTGTCAAACCAAATAATGCATTTATGAAATCGTTATTAAAGAGTATCCTTAAAAGGATATATAAAAATGAATCTTCTGAGGAAAAAGCCTATATTTTTTCCAATGATGAAAAAGTTAACCCTTGCGCTGTTAGACGTATAGGGTCATCTTATAATCAAGACGTGAAAGATACAATTTCAAGTTTAAAAATTTTAGCGAGTGAAATGGCTAATGGTTATGTCGAAATCAAGAACGTTAAAACGAGAAGATACCGTTATAATCCATCTGCTGATTCGACCTTGTATGCATCATATCTACTCCAAGCTGCTTCTATCTTAGAATTCTTGTTAGTTGATACAGGGGGTAAACCTTAAAGGTTTATTCTATCTACTAAAGTTGCGAGTCCAGCTATGAGTTCGGTTATGTTTTTAGCTTTTTTGATAACGCTATTAACTTTTGCAGTCGTATCTGGACTCAATTCTTTCTCTAATCGCTTAAGTTGCAATTCAAGTACATCAAAGTTGATTGTATATAAATCTCTTTCAACTGTAAAACCACCTTTTTCTGCGAAATTTGAAATTTCAGAATTTATCGTAAGGTTCTCAGTACCATATCCTATATAATCAATTAGTCCTTTCTTCTTGAACTCTTTCAGTACCATTTCGTATTGATCCTTACTAATTTCAATGTTTGAGATATCATCATAATCAATATTGGCAGTTGCACTACCATTAGCTGCAGCTAATATTGCATTTAATATTTTGTCTTTTTCTTCTGCTGTAATAGTTAGTGGATAAACTTTATTATCAACAGGTTTGGCTTCTCTAAAATATGTCATATTACTTCTTAATTAAATAAATTGAAAAATATCTGTTTATATAAGAAATATTGTTGATATTTGCTTTTGCTTGATCAAATCTTAAATTTGGTTTGGAGATTTCATTTTTATGGTTTGACCATTTAAATTCTTACGTACTATCAAGCTTTTGCAGTTTCATTCCAATTTGGTATTATATAGTCTATATTCTAAATCATATACTGTCATATTATTTCCAGTAACCATGAATTTAGTACTATTTGCTAATTATTTAAGTTCCATTTCAATGTTGTTATTTAGCTTTATTGAATTGATTGTATAACTCTTGTAGTTTAGATGAATCTTTCCCCTTCAAAGCTATATCTCTATATCCATCACTTAACATAATTCGCATCTTTGTGACACTTTCGTTGGAGAGTTTATTAAGTTCGTTACTTGAGCAGGTTAAATAGATTCCGAGTTTGTCATTAATTCCATTGGGATTCCAGTCTCCTGGTTTCGTAAGTGTATATTCGAGATTATAGACTTTTATAATACCACTATTCGTCTTTAATAGAATTTCCTTTCCTTTATCACATGATGCTACGCAATCAGTGAAAATACGAAATTCAATGAAGTCTGTACCATCTTCGTGCCTAAATCTTATGCGTGTTTGATTTTTACCAGTTGCGCCGCCGGAATATATTTTTTCCCATGAGGTAGTAATTACTTTTTCTCCTGTAAAATCGTCAATCTGTGTATTTACTTTTTGAGCAAAACAGATTACTGGCAAAAATGCTAAAATAAATAATAAGCTTTTTTTCATGTTTGTATGTAGTCAATATGATTATCCTGCATTACGTTCATTCTTCAACATTGCTAATTCTCCCTTTGCCTTTCTAAGTTCCTCAGTGAGCAATTGATTAGTCTTCATCTGTTCGTTGATTGTACCTTGAAGGGTGGCTATCGTATCTACTAAACGCTCCATGCGTTCAATGTTTGGATCGGATTTGATATCTGAAATTAACATAGGGCCTTTATCGCGAAGTAACCATTCAGAAGATATGTTCGTAAATACGTTTAGCGTTAGTTTAATTACTTTAGCTGAAGGTTCAGTGTTTTTTTGAAACATAGAACCAATAACGGATTGTGTTACTCCAATTTTAATAGCGAACTGTCTGTCAGACAGCTTATAGTAAGAGATAATCTCCCTGATCTTCCCATTCAAACTTGCATCATTCATAATCAATCAAAAAGTTAATTAACGTAAATACGTTTATTAATTTAGGATTTACGTTTTGGTATTAACGTAAATACGTTTATATTTGCATCATCAATCAATACTCCAAAAGTATGAATAAAAAAGCAAGTATCCAACCGAAAACAGAGAAAAGTAACTCTAAGAAAAGAGATTATAGGCTTATCGTTGATGGTAAGTATAATTTTAGAGCTATCATCCAAAGAACTTGGGTCTATGTTCGCAATTACGGCTATTCTTTTAAGTCTGCTCTTAAAACAGCTTGGATAGATGCTCACTTGAAAATGGATGAATATAAGGCAGAGATAAGATTCCGCGAAAGCACTACATCTATTTTCCCAAAAAAGAATTTATCTCTTTCAAGCCTGTATAGTGATCCTTGCGGAAATCTTGCAATGGGGTATGTGACAAAGTAATCAATCAAATCAATCATAAATAAATTAATCATGGAAGAATTAAAAAAATCACAGACTGAACTTCTTGAAGAGAGAGTAGAGAAATTGAAACAGGAGAATGAGCAATTGAAAAAGGATAAGACTATGTATGAAGATTGGTGGAGAAAAGCTGATGCCAAGAATTTGGAACTGATAGAAGCTATGAAGTCCATCGGCACCATCGCCAATATCATTTATGCTTCGGCAAAGTCTTAACCCTCACCTAAAGTCAAACCAAAACTGCCGGTTATCCGGCACCCAGCCCGGCCAGTGAGCCTGCCCTTGAAGGGAGGCTGGGAACACAGAGAAGAGTTCTTTGACATATTGGTAAAAATAGAGGTTGCAAGTTATCCTCTGCTGAAAACGGACTACGTAAATAGGCATAACTTGACAACGATATAATGCTGTGGTTAAAGGTCAGAACCATATCGTTGTAAAAATAAACAGTTAGGCATTTATGTCGGCAAATCGTGGTATTTGCTTTAAGAGTTATGTGAGTTAAAAAAATAGATATACGGTAGGTGATGTAGCTCAGTTGGTTAGAGCGCATGTCTTAATATGCATGAGGTCGGCGGTTCGAGTCCGCCTATCACTTCAAGTTAAATGAAAATTTTGTGAATTGCGTAAATCGTCAAATTAATAAAAAAGAGTAAAAATGAAGTGTAGGAAATTGATTCACAAGCTGCGAAGAACTTCTTGCGTGGTACGGCTGGCGTTGCGGTCATTTTGGAATTGTATAAGCTATAGAGGATATATTCTTCTACCTGTTTTTGAGCGTTGCGTATCATCACGTTGCTCATTGCTCGATTCTCGTATATGGTTATACACGAAAAAAGGATGGATAGTGCGTTTGAACATACTACCACCAATAGTAAAATTCGACTGCAATTGTTGTTTGTTGAAAGATTGCTTAAAGAAACCAGTACAGCGAAAGTAGCGGATGCAATTGTCAGTAGATTACTTTGGAGTCTGAAAGTCCATTCAATTTTTTTCTCTAAAGTTTCTTTGTAGTTTGAAACTACTTTTTCTTCATTATTCATATTTCTTATTTTTTTAATTAGACACTTCAAAAATAAGAAAATCCTCCGGTTCTTGGTCATTAGCGAATAGTCTTGAATCGGAGGAAACTATTAATCAATTAATAATCAATATGGAAGAAAAAAAGAAAAGTATTATGTGCATCATCCGTGAAATGGAGAAAGATGCAGAAGAAATTTTCCCGATTTCCAGCCGTGCCTACATACTCAATCTGATATCATATAGATTGAAGGATAAAGAGCCGGACAAAAAGTGGGGAATTAAATCAGATCAAAATAATGGGATCGTCACTGTTACAAGAAAGCGATAATATATCCATTCTTCGCGGATATATTATCACACCTGGAATGGCTATGATTTTGCTTGATAATATACTCCGTATAATGTCATCAGAGGCATTTGGAAAAGATAAATCAGCATATATAGTAGGGGGTGAAAAGAAGTTGATCAGTCTTATTGAGGCAGGTAAAATTGATAGCGATAAACCTGTCAATAAACAAAATGGGAAGTGGCGTTGCAATGCAGCTCAGGTGTTGCTGCATTGCAAGTGCTCAAACAAGAAAAGTAAACGTAGCAAAAAATCTAAGAGATGAAAGCATTAAGAATTTCTCAAAATGTAGTTTCTATTGTTGGCATTTGGGCGGCAATTTGGTTAGGGGATGGCATAAATGCCAGTTATAAAGAGTATATAGCTTCTGTGATCATTATTATAATGGTATTTCTTATGTATGTGTTCCAAGGTATATACGAGGAGAAAATTTCTAAAAAGGAATAGTATTCAAGGATGCAAGATAAGGGCTTTCCAGTTTTATAATAGGTCGTTTGCCATGTAGTTTTTGTTTAGGTGTTAGTTTTCTGGAAAGTGGCTTTCTTCTCGGTTCGATGCCGGGACTTGCACGAAAGTCCGTGAGGATGATTTTAACGTTTGTGATTAGATTAGCCCGGAATAAAAATCCGGGCATTTGCCTGGATAGCTCAGTGGATAGAGCGCTGTGTGTGGTGGAAGGTTGGGAGTTCGAGTCTCTCAAGAAATACTCTTAGCTCAACGGGAGAGCACCACAAGCAGAGGTCGGCGGTTCGAATCCGTCTCTTGGCACAAGTAGCCCGTGAGGGTGAAATCAATCAAAGGTTAATATTTTAATCAAATCAATCAAAGTTGCCAGCAGCGGCTGGCAACGAAATGAAGTAGTGGCGGAATGGTAGACGCTTAGTTTCAGTGGTGACAATGCACGAATAGCATCACGAGTGGGAAAATCAAACTATTAAATCCCCACATATGCACAATCAGAAACTGAAACGAAAAATCCTGTTGTAAAAGTTAGAGGTTCGACTCCTTTCTACTTCGCAAACACATGAAGGTGATTAATAGTATCATGTAGTTTTGTATTTGTGTTTGTACTGGGTGTGCTGTTCGTGAGAATAGTACACCTTTCTTATTCCGGACGGTTAGCTTATCGGTTAGAGCTTCGTGTTGCGCAACCAATTCAAAACGAGTGGGAGGGGTTCGATTCCTCTACCGTCCACAATTAATGTATTATTATGGAATTAACCGAAAGACAAAAACTAATTATCGCTGGGAAGATATGTCCATATTGCGGTAATCCAACAGAGTTTGTCGATAGTTCTGTTGTTTATCGAAGGTCATACGGAATGATCTATTTGTGTTCTGGATGTGATGCATATGTAGGAGTTCACAAGGGTACTAATAGAGCATTAGGAAGAGTTGCACGAAAGCCACTTCGTAAAATGAAGCATCAAGCTCACGAGTATTTCGATAAGATTTGGGAGCTTGGTTACATGAAAAGAACTGAAGCTTACGCATGGCTTTCAAGAATGCTTGATCTACCTTCTGATTATACCCATATTGGGATGTTTTCAGAAATCACATGCTTACGTGTAATTAATTTCAGTAAGCAGCTTCTGAACGACTATCGCACACTTGACTTGAGTAATGGGAGAGAACCAAGAACTCCATATTACCCATTATAAAAATGGCGCTAAAATGGCGAAGTTTCCGTTTGCTAACTTCGTCATTTAACGATAACTTTACTGATGTAATAAACTAAAAGTCAAACCAATAACAAAAAGAATTATGGCTGCAAGTAAAAAAGTTGAACCAGTAGTTCAGCAATCTGTAGAAAACAAACTCAATTCTATCAGACCTCTTTTGGCATCTGAGATTGAATGCAGAGTTGGAAGTATGAAGAGTGATGGCTCCGGTTGCTCTCTGTTGCTTTACAAAGATGCGAGGGTGGACATGCGATTGCTTGATGAGGTATTCGGTCCTATGAATTGGAAACGTACCCACGATGTCGTAAATGGCAATTTGTTCTGTACGCTATCCATTTGGGATAATGATAAAAAAGAGTGGGTCTCAAAGCAGGATGTAGGTACTGAGTCCAATACGGAAAAAGAGAAAGGTCAGGCTTCAGACGCTTTTAAGCGTGCGGGGTTCAATTGGGGTATAGGTCGGGAACTTTATACTGGGCCTTTCATTTGGATTAAACTGGACAAAAGCGAGATATATTCAAGTAAATCGGGCTCTTATGGTTTATATACTAAGCTTAAAGTAAAGGAGATTGTTTACAATCAGCAAAAAGAAATAACCGGTATTGCTATTTCAGATGACAAAGGACGTGTGCGTTATACTTTCGGTCAGACGAAAGAAAAAGTAGATGAGAGACCCAATACAAAAACTGAAACCAAAGGTTCGGGTACTGTTTTCACTGGTGCTGACCTGGATAGGGCAATTTATGAAATGACCTCTGTAAAAAGCAGGGAAGAACTTGAAAGAGTTTGGGCTAAACACCCGGCCATGCAAAATAATAACGAGTTTAGAAATATAACAATGGAGATGGGAAGATCTTACCCACCCAAACAATGAGAAGCAATGATAGAATTAGTTAAATCTGCTGTGGTTTTTAATGAAGAGAACCACACGTACCTTTTAGGTGACAAACTGTTGCAGGGAATAACAGGAATGATAAGTCGGCAGCTGTTCCCGAATAAATATAAAGATATTCCTGAGTTTATATTGAAGAGGGCTGCCGAAAAAGGTAGTCGTATTCATGCACAATGCCAGTTTGTCGATTCTACAGGATTCACACCTGAGAGTATTGAGGCTGAAAACTATTTGAAAGAGCGAACGAATGCCGGTTATAAAGCATTTGCCAACGAGTACACTGTTTCAGACAATGAGCATTTTGCATCGAATATAGATTGTGTATGGGAAAAGGATGAACGAATTTCTCTTGGAGATATCAAAACTACTGCTAATTTGGATTTAGAATACCTGAGCTGGCAGTTGTCAATCTATGCTTATTTATTTGAACTTCAGAATCCGCTAATAAAAGTTGATAAGCTGTTTGGTATTTGGCTGCGAGGTGATAAATCCGAGTTGGTTGAGATTGAGCGTAAACCCGATTCTGAAGTCAAGAAGTTACTTGAGTGCGAAATAAAAGGTGAACAATACCAATCTAATGCTCTTGTTCCTGCTGATGATAAATTACTGATCCCAATGCAGCTTGTAAATACCATAGTCGGAATTGAGGAAGAGCTTTCCAGTCTATCCGAAATTCAGAAAGGGTATAAGGAGAAGTTGAAAACGGCTATGAGAGAGAATGGCGTCAAATCTTGGGATGCCGGAAGATTGCGTGTTAGTTACACTCCATCTTCACAGAGTAAGAGTTTCGATTCAAAGAAATTTCAAGAGGAGCATCCGGAACTTTATTCTAAATATGTAAAGTCCACAACCAAGGCGGATAGTATTCGCGTAACCATAAGGGAGGAAGACAAATGAGTTTGAACAAAATCATGTTAATCGGGCGAGTTGGCAAAGATCCCGATGTAAGAGCGTTAGACGGGGGTGCTAAAGTTGCCTCGTTTACTTTTGCCACTACTGATAAAGGCTATACACTTGCAAACGGAACTCAGGTTCCTGAGCGTACCGAATGGCATAATGTAATTATGTGGAATAAAACCGCTGATCTTGCAGAAAGGTATATACATAAAGGAGACAAGTTATACCTGGAAGGGAAATTGCGAACACGTAGTTATGATAAAAATGGAGTAAAGCATTATATTGCAGAGGTTTTTGTCGATTATATGGAAATGCTCACTCCAAAGCTTCAACAGCCGGCTGCTCCTGCTCCGATTCCCGCTCCTGTGCAACAGCCCACATCGAGTTACCAGTCTCCTGCTCCAAAGCCTACATACCAGTCTTCTTCGTATCAGCAAGATTCAGTACCTTTACCTGATCTTCCTTTTTAAATTAT